GTAATAATAGCTTGGTTTAGATAACGCTCGGCAGCACGAGTAGCAGCATGAATGATATTATGTATAAGGGTATTTTCCTCATTGTCATCAACTTTCAAATAATCCTTACTTCGGCAGTTGTCCAAGGCAAAGTCGCTGATTCTGTCGTTATCTTCCAGCCCATGATTTTGTAAAAGTGGCCGCAGACCTTTATCGCCTGCGGCCAGGTTATCTACACACCGTTTGCTTACAGATTTTTCAAGTGTTTAATAGAACCTCCTGTGTCTATTAACTTTCCATCGTATCTGCTATAAGCCAAGAATCCAAGTTCCATTTCATCCATGAAACGCTCCCGCAAGGGAATAAGGATGTTGTCAGCAACTCGGCGAATTATATATTTTGACCAGTCGCCAAAGTAAATAATCCTTGCATCCGCAGCTTGCGCACTTGCCATGTCATTGTTGACAAAGAACGGATAACCCAACAACCTATCTGGCTGGCCTTCACGAAGTGATGGCTGGAAGATTGGATTGTTAGCTGTTGCGGTGTTAATGTTACGTACAGCTGCCAAGATATTATCGTGCATCATAAATGCAGCAGATGGGCTGTTGCGATAGGCAATGTCCACACTATGCACAAGCTCAATGAGATTGGCAGCAGTAAAGGAACCGGTAGCTGCCGATTCAACCCCAGAAGGTGCTTGATCAGCTAAGCTAAATCCTTTTGGCTTTCCTGAACCATCTCCAAGTGTAAACGCATTGTTCAAGCCACGTCCAAGCCGCTCACCTATCATCAGTGGCAGTTCAGTGTTTAATAGGCCAAATTCATCATTTGCCCATTCTACGGAGACTTTCACCAAAGTGTTAATTACGTGAGCCGAAAATGTCTCACGTGTAAAAGTCATGTCCTGAACAGTGACAGCTGCTGCTTCAGTGTGCCATGTGCCAGTTGTAGCAGTGTCATTGACTTTTGGCCAGTACAAGGTTCCTGCCTGCGGAGTCGTAATGATACGAGACACAGATAGCATTGGACCATAATACTTCATTGTCCGCTCAAGTTCATTGCTGAACTGATAAGGAATGACAAAACCACCAGCAAGACCTGACTCGGAAGTTGTAATGGTTGCAGTGCCACGCACTTCCCGAAGCATGTTCTTTTCAGTCTGGGAAGTTGACCGATTTGTCATCGCCTTGAAAAATGCAGTGGAATACTCAGGTGTCTGCACGATTTCACGCACATTGCGTGGCAGTTCAGCAATTGTCTGCTCCGCTACACTTGTTGAACGCTGCTCTCCGTTGATTTCATTCCACCTTTCGGCCCTTGAAATCTCTTGGGTGTAAAGCCGGAATTGCGCATCAGCGGCATCCCATTGCCTTTGCTCGTCAGCGTCCATAAGCCGGGAATCGGCAGCTGCACGCTTTTGAAGGTCTTCCATTATCGCATACTCGGAAGCCCTCTTTTCTCTTAACTCTTTTGTAGTCATTTTTTAAGAATTTAAAGTGAGGTTATGTAAATGCAGGGTCTTCCTGCGATTTTCCAAATCTATTGTAATGCCTTTGTCTTCTACATCCTGGATATTGTCAAAGTTTCTTTTAGCAACTTTAGTGTCCGGATTAGCAGGGTATGTGACAGGAGAGACATCGAATACTTTATTAATGCTTCGTATAATACGCTTTGGCTTTTTGTCCTTCATGTTTTCCCAGTCTTCTTTTTCTACCGTAAAGGCAAAGGAGGACTGATAAATATCGCCACGCCGCACCATTTCCAAAATGTCATTGCCAAGAGATGTGTTAGGTGCCTCAAATTCGTATTCCAGGCCATTGTCAGTAATATTTAATTGAAGCGTACCTGATGTTGTCCTTGCCAAAACCATGTTTGGATCGTGGTTAAATAAAGCCACCACATCAGACATAGTAGAATTAACAAAGACATCCCTGTCCATTTCTTCATCGTACCAACCCATATCATAGGCCTTATTAAAGAGTGTAGCAACTCCAGCAATTGTCCTTGATTCAGGTTTGGCTCTGAGTTCAAATGTTATGCTTCGTTTTTCCATTTGATTATCGTTTTTCTTTTCTTCTTTCAATTTATTTACCATCCGCTCAGCCCAAGGTAGCATCGTTGGTCCACCCCAAGCATCATACATAATGCTTCCGCAGATTTCATTGTCATTTTCGTCTTTGTATTTCCCTTGGTCATATACTGCTGCACGAGATAGAAATGAATATGTCCTTGTGATTTCATCTTCATCTAATCCTTCCCGGTTTGCAATTTGACCTGCACGAAACCATCCAACACGAGTGCCGCAGGAAGTACCGTTTTCTTCCCGATGCCGCAATGCTCTTTTGGCTGCGTCAGTGGCTGATTGTGGATAGTCATTAAATGTCGGCATTAGCTACTTCCTTTTTAATATTTGATGCAAGCGGCAATTCATACGAATCTCCTCCATCGTACGGATTCATGTTTTCCTTAATCCGGATTTCGTTTGGTGATATAGCCAAGACATTACGCATAGCTGTATAGTAACTTGATCTTGCGGATACATCACCCCGCAATAAGCCTTCCAAGTTAAATCTTGTGCAATAGCGGTATTTTTCGTTTTCAAAAAACATCTTCCTATTAAATTCCGCTTCGATAGTTTCACAAAGTGGCATTATAGTATAGTTTACAAATTGCTGCGACAACTGCTCCATGTTATTAAATGTAGCCTTGTCCATATCCTCAAGCAATACGCCAGGCACACCTGTAATTCGAGCAATGTCTGCAACCGTTGCCTTCTTTGTCTCATTAAATGCAGCATCGGAAGGATTAAGGCCCACGCTTTTAAACTCCATACCTTCCTCCAAGATGGCAGTGCCACCAGCATTTTGACTTCCAGAAAATGCACGATTAAAGGATGATTTTAGCCGGTCGTAGGCTTCATTCGTTAATCTTCCCGGGTGCTTTAGTACACCATTTAAGTGCGCTCCATTGCGGTAAAAGTTTGCACCATAATTGCGGTTAGCAATCGCAAGGCCAAAGTTATCACGATGAACATCTGGCACAAGCAATGCCTTCACCCCATCCCATGAAAGGTTTGGAATATGCAGAACATTTTCTCCTTTATATCTGACATTTGTCTTTTTGTTTTTAAATGCCAGTTCATTCCTGCTGTTGTAGTAACATTCTATTTGTACCGGATCAAGGATTTCTATTTTCTTGACAACCGCACGCAGTTGGTCTCTAACTATATGTGCGTAAAATACACCATGTGCCAAATAGTGCAATACTAATGTTTTGTAAAATGTGTGTGCCGTGTAATAATCTGATGGTTCCTGAGAAATGACACGAAAATTAGGATGCTCTTTTGCTATTCGCATTCCTCCATTTTCCAATTTCTCTACCACCTCAAATGGCAAAGCAGCAATAACTCCGCCAAGTATCTGCGTAGCACGATAAAATGCAGGCAGACCAATGATGCTATATTCGTCAACAGATACTCCTGCAATGCTTGAGCGCGTAAACAACGCACCAAGCGTGTCACCATTTATAGGTGTGCGAGGATTTTCAAGACTTTGACGTACTTCTGCCTTAAAAAGGCGAGCAAATAATCCCATATTGCAAAATTAATTGCAATATAGGTTAACATTGTTAACTTTTTAATAAGCTATGTTATACCTACCGAATCACGAAATAATCGGCTAACGGATATCTGCTTTTTAGCTGCCATGGCATATACTGCTTCTGCCTGCCTTTCTGTGACCATTATCTGAATTTTCACCGATGCCTTCTGCTTTTCCGGTTTGGCCCATTTGTCTGTTGTTTTCATGGTGTCCATCTTGATATTGATAAATTAATTGCGATATAGGTTAATATTGTTGTCTAACTAAACAAAGCGAATAATTAACTCTTTTTTTTTGGCTTTAAATGACTTGTAAGTCGAGTATTTATTTTCAAGCCCTATGTCATTGCGTTCAGCTTCAAGCATTCTCCAGGCATGCTCAAAGCTACTGGCAGATGAACACAATTCAATGTACCGGTTTATGTATCCATGATTTGTGGACAGCATCCGGACTTCATTGCGAAATTCTTCCCTCGTGCAGCGTTCCATATTTTATTTATATCATGAGCAATCCGCCTTGCCTGTCATCAGACTGGTAGACAGTCGGTCCCTCTGTCAGCATGATTTGCGCATAAGCCATAACGGCAGCGACCGGACCATCTACCTTTTCAGTAGACTTGGCTTTGTCAATTTTAATGTTGCCAGCCGGATCAAATCTGAGTAGAACATTAGATAGCATCCACTCCATTACCGGATTAGCATCGTGTGTCAGGCCGCTTGATAAAAATAATTTCTCCAACTCTTTTGTTGGAGCAGACATAGAGACAAAACCTTGTCCAAATGGTATCATCTTGGCTCCATCATTTGTCAACTGAATGACAAGCTGTGAAGCATTCCATCTGTCAAAGGCAATGGCCTCTATTCTATACCGCAAAGATAATTCATTTATGTGTTTAAGAATAAAATCGTAATCCGTGACATTGCCTTCCGTCATTGTCAAATAGCCGTCTTGTTCCCATTGAACATACGGCACACCATCAGCCAATGAACGCTCCCTTACATTTTCCGCAGGGCAAAAGAAATGGCTAATAATATGCGGCTTGTCAATACCTCGCTGAACAGGGAAGACAAGAACAAAGGCACAGATGTCACGTGTGGAGGCAAGGTCAAGGCCGGCAAAGCAACGCAGGCCATTTAATGCATCCGCAGAATATTGGTATCTGGCATCTGTTATGTAGGACTGTTGAATCCATACGGAAGACGTGGATGTCCATACATTAAGATTCTTTGTAAGAAATTGTATTTGCTTTGCACTGCCTTCATTTATCGCTTTTTGGAACTGGCCTTCCATGTAATCCATGTATGGAGTTAGGCCAAGATTAGGATTGGCTTTATTCCAGTT